AGAATATTAAAGTATTTGGACGACTTCGGCTCGATAACAGCGTACCAAGCGTTTAAGGATTTAGGCATTATGAGATTGGCAAGCCGTATTCACGACTTGTCAGAACGTGGATATGATTTTAAAAGGGAATCTGTTGAAAACGTTAATCGATATGGTGAGAAAGTACATTTTACAAGATATAGTTTAAAGGAGGTAAAGTAGAATGAAATTAAAGGACTTAATGGAAAAGTATGGAGAATACGAAGTAAGTGCAAATTTTCAATTTGGAAGTAGTGAAGGCATACAGATTCGATTAGAACCGCCAAAACCAAAAATAAATACGGTTTGGGAACTGAAAGATGGTTGTCAGTATTTCTGTATTAACGTTAGAGGCGAAGTCGGACGTGATATATGGTATGAAGCTTGTCAATGTCAATGCGAGCGTGATGTTAGCAATGCCTTTCTAACCGAAGAAGATGCCGAAAAAGATGTTGAAAGGCGTAAGGTCGAAACCTTGTTGCTAAAGCATGGTGGTAGACGGTGGTTTAGAATGGGAAGTATTTGCAATTATTATATGTGGGTAAATACTAGTGATTCTTTAGTTGTCGGTTGTACTGGGATTGGCATGCAAGGTTTAATTTATTTTGATACACGTGAAAAAGCAGAAAAAGCCATTCAAGAAATCGGCGCAGAACGTATAAAAAATGCGTTATTCGAGGTGAGATAAGATGGGTCTAAAAGAAAAAATATGTGATTTATTTAATATTGATGATATAGGAGATTTTTCCGATGGCTTTCACACATTCAATCAATTATACCATCAACGAATGATGTTATTTGCTGTAATAGTTAAACAGAATAAATCGAGAGCATGGAAGTCTTTAAAGCATGAAGATGGTGAGTATTGCTTTGGTGGTGGATGGTTTATTGTTGGAATTGATACGCCAGAGGGCAGTTATACATATCACTACAAAACCGAATATTACGATTTGTTTGATTGCCAAGAGTTACCAACGGCAAAACACTGGGATGGACATACAGAAAAAGATGTTACAAGACTTTTGAGTTTAGAAAAAACCAAGCCTAATGAATGGACACCTGTCACCGAGGGCTTGCCTAAAGAGTTAGAGGTTGTATTGATTACAAATGAAAAAGGAAACGTAAGATACGGACAATTCAGAGGTACTGGTGGAGATTGCCATAGTTGGTATTGGAAAGGAAATACAACTGAAAAAGTCTTAGCGTGGATGCCGAAGCCTAAACCATTCGAGGTGAAAGAAAAATGACGCTTGAACAGGCATTGAAGAGGAATCCTTATAATCCGAGTAAAGGGAATGAGTCAGCGTATATTAGGTATCTCAGATACACAGTTGATGGATATTACGAGAAAGACAGTGCAGAGGTCCGAAAGTTATGGAAAGAATATAAAGGAAAGACGGAAGAAGAAGAAGAGTGGGGTATTATCATTCGTACTTTGATACTGTTTATTGCCTTTCTAGTTTATGTTGAGGTGAGATAGAAATGTATAAAATAGAGTTACCAGCTTACGTTAATACAGTTTTTCACACATTCTGCGAAGATTGCAAATACTGTGAATTGGAATTTATCGAAGAACCATATAACGGAAATGTAGCATACACTATGACGTGCAAGCATTTAGATTTATGTGCTAGTGTAGAAGCAAAGGTTTTGGCTGAAGAATATGAGGCGAAAGAATGAAAGATAAGATAACACTTATTTGTCAAATATTGGAAGAACACTTTGGAGAACCTTGTCAATATGATGGAATTGATAACTATATGCACAACAACAGAGAGATTGACAAGTTGTGTGAAAAGGTATGCGGTGATGTGAAACCACGTGAATGTTGGAGAGTGTATTTGATGCATCGAATTTTTATGAATGAAATCACGGATGGGCTAACAACAACAGGAGGGAAAGAGGAAATAGAAGAATGATTACAGCGATAGCAATTATTATAGCGTGGTTACTTGGAATGTGGTTCGGATATCAAATAGGAACTGCCGAAGAGCATGACGATTGGGATTAAAGGAGGAATAAAAATGTTAAAAGAAGAAATTTTAAAAAGTGCAAAAAAAATTGAAGAAATGTTAGAAATGCAGGAAGCTTTAAACGATGCAATTGCGAAAGAAAAAGGGTTAGCTTTTGGTGACCACAAATTTAATTATAATACTTTAAGGAGAGCGATTATTGATGAAATCGGTGAGTTAAATCACGAGTTAAAATCTGATTGGTGTTGGTGGAAAAGTACACAAAAACCAAAGGATAAGAAAAAAGTTTTAGAGGAGTTAGTAGATATTTGGCATTTTGGTTTGAGTAGACATTATCTAGTTAGTTGCACCGATGGAGGTGAAAAGGATGTTGTTCTTTTACTTCTAAAAGGTATGGAAATGGCAAGAGAGAGCGAAATCCTTATTGACGATTCGATCGTTGAGTTTATCAACTCATATTGGGAGCTTGACGATTTAGTTGCACTAACTTTTGGATTAGGCTTTGACATTGACCAAGTATATGATGCGTATATTGAAAAAAATAAAGAAAATTATGACAGATTGAAAAGAGGTTATTGATTATGAAAAAATTAGTGTTGATGGATTGGGCGAATAACGAAGTAGAAACTCCGATTGATTTAGATGATTTGTCGGAAATCAAACAAATTGAAATTCGAGTTATTACAGGAGATGAGGTTGCAATTGTGCGTTGGAAAGATGGAAAAACAAGTGCATATGATTCCAGTGATTGCCGTATGAAAGACTTTTTTGATTACAAGTATATTCTTTGGTGTAAAGGTAAATTTGCGATTGATAAAGACGTATTTTTAACAAGAGCGAATTCTTATTCGGTAGGCAAATATATGATGAGATTGAAAGGAGAAAACCATGATTAATACTTGCACTTTGGTTGGAAGAATCACAAAGGATTTATCTTTAAATGCTACTCAGAGCGGAAATAAGTATTGCCAATTTACGTTGGCAGTAAATCGAAGAGGAACAGATGATACGGACTTTATAAATTGCGTAGCATGGAATAAATCAGCAGAGAATTTATGCCAATATATGAGCAAAGGCTCATTAATTGGAATTGTTGGAAGAATCCAAACAAGAAGCTATGAGAATAAGCAAGGACAGAGGATTTATATTACTGAGGTTGTAGCAGATTCGGTTACGTTTTTAGAAAAGAAGCAGAGCGAAAGCAAGCAGGATTCTTATAGTGGAACATCGTTAGAAAGCGTTCCAAATTATGGCATGGAGGATTTACCGTTCTAATGTCACATAGCGAAAGAATTTATGAGCAGATGGTTAAGCAGAACAAGAAGGCTTTAGAGCTTGGAATGTTCTGCCTTAGCCACGGAATTACGAAACAGGATATCTTTAAATTGATTGATAGAAACAACGATTTAGCCTTAAAAAAAGAAAGCGAAAAAGATTAAAAAAAGTATTGAAATATATTTTTTCATATGTTAATATAATGGTGAAGATAAAGAGAGGTAAAGACATATGAAAAAAGAAAAATTTGAAGTTATTAGAGATTACAACAATGAAGTAGCAGGTTATAAGTTAGGCGAATATTATTTAATGAAGCACGCAATTTGGGGAAATGATTATGAATGGATTATCAATAAAACTGGGCAAACATTTTATTTCTCATGTGAATGGCGAGAAGAATATGAAGCAGGAAACATTGAGTTAGTTGAATCTTGCAAAGTTGGCAAGCAGATTTTAAGAGAAAGATTTGCGCAGTAAAGGGAGGCAAAGATATGGAGGAAAGAATTTATACCTTGCAGGTCAAGGAATCAGATGGAACGGTGCAGAAAGTCAGCGGATTGACAATTGAGGAATATGAATACTTAAGCGAAAAAGCGTTACAGAATGGTTTGGAGGTGTTGGCATGAGCCGACACCTTAGAAAACCAATAGACACGTTTTTAAAAGGAATTGCCGTGATTCTAGGCATGGGAATATTAATGCTTAATGATTTCGATATTAAGGCAATTTGGTACGTTTTAGGAGCGATTATGATGGAGCTAGTATTGATTTTAATTTTAGAGAAATGGGGCAGGTGACAGGATGGAAAAGTATAAAGTATCAAGAGCATTATCCGAAGAGGATAGAGCTAAATATAGTTATGTTTATCAGATGGCAAAAAGCAGATTATACAATATGTCAGCGGTCTGTAAATTGGCAGGAGTTAGTGGCAATGATTTTAGACTTTGGGTATATGGAGCAGGCTATTTATCTTTAGAGAAAATAGAAAAGATTATTGAAGTGTTAAACAGAATCTAAATAGCAGGAGGTAAAGAGATATGACACAAGAAGAATATTATGAAGTTAGGATGGATAAAGCACGTGAGGACTATGAATTGTTTGAGCGTGGAGATGATTACGAAACAATGGCATATGAAGCAGAGCAATATTTAGAGCAGGTGTATTGCGATTGGTATGATAATTATGATTGCGAGAATGATGCTTTATATGATTTGATTTGTGATATGGAAAGCTATATTGATGATATTCGGCATGGCAACAGAGATTTAGACGACTTCAAAAAAATGTTTGATTTAGATTAGAAAGGTTTAAAGTAAAAGGAGGCAAAGAAATGACAGTAACATTTGAACAAATTAAGAAAGCCAATGAATCAATTAAAACGACAGCGATTAAAGGTAAGGATTATGCAGAGGTAAATCAGCGTATCAAAGCATTCCGTATGGTTTATCCGACAGGGCAAATTCTGACGGAAATGATTAGTAATGAAAATGGCGTATGTATATTCCGAGCGCATGTGTATGATGAAGATGAGAATTTATTGGCGACAGGCACTGCTTATGAAAAAGAGTCGTCTTCGTTTATCAACAAGACGAGTTATATCGAAAATTGCGAAACGTCAGCAGTTGGTCGTGCATTAGGAATGGCAGGATTTGGAATTGATGTATCGGTAGCTAGTTATGAAGAGGTAGCAAATGCGATTGAAAATCAGAATCCAAAGAAGCAGGAAGAACCTACAGGAGATGATGGATTTACCAATCTGTTAATTGAGGTTAAGCAGGCACAAACAAGAATGGATGATTTAGGAATTGATTTCCGAGATGATAAGAAAATTCGCTCTTGG